TATAATTGCAGGTGATATGGGCGCTAGCTCATATCGCAAGGCTCTTTATCCTCTATACAAGCAGAATCGCAAAGATAAGTACGCTAATCAAACCGAAGAAGAAGCTGCCGAGTTTGAGGCATTCTTTGAGGAAGTGCAAGTTATACTTTCAAGATACGAAGATGAGGGTAAATTTCCTGTTCTTAGATTTCCAAACGTAGAGGCAGACGATATTGCTGCCTATATAGTATCAAAACACAAACGTTACAATATTAACCAAGTATGGTTAGTGTCCTCCGATAAAGATTGGGACTTGCTAGTAGCTCCTGGAGTTTCACGTTTCTCATACGTTACTCGTAAGGAGATAACTCATGATAACTGGGATACGCATTACGAGTGTACGCAAGATGAGTATATTTCTCTTAAATGCCTTATGGGTGACTCAGGCGACAATGTTATGGGCGTTCCTGGTGTGGGGCCAAAACGTGCGCTTCAGCTTGTCCAAGATTATGGTAGTGCTTATGACATTATCTCAGCTTTGCCTATCAGTAGTAAGTATAAATATATTGCCGCACTTAATGAGTTTGGTAGTGAAGGCTTAATGCTAAACTACAAATTAATGGATTTAGTTACCAATTGCGAAGAAGCAATTGGTGAAGAAAATTGTAAAAATATTAACAAAGTAATGGACTTTTATTTAAATGAAGATATTAGTTAAAACAGACGACGTTAGAGCAATACCCTTTAGAGCACACCCTACAGATGCAGGTGCAGACTTATTCTCTAATCAAGATATACAGCTGTATCCAGGTGAAACAAAATTAGTAGATACTGGTATTGCTGTTAAAATTCCAGAAGGTTATGTAGGTTTAGTATTTAACCGATCATCGCAGGGTAAGATTCATGTATCTATACCACACTCAGTAGGTGTAATTGACTCAGACTATCGTGGTAATATTAAGGTATTACTACAAAATAATGGTGAAGACCCCTACTTTATCTCTCGTTATACAACTAGAATAGCTCAACTTGTAATCGCACCAGTAATGTTAGCAGAATTTCAAAATTGGAATGCTACTGAGCCATGGGACGATACTAGTAGAGGTAGTGGCGGATTTGGAAGTACTGGTTAATTTAAAAAGGAAATAAAATGATTAAACTTAAATATAAAGAAGATGGAAGTATTACACTTAAAGGTCTAAATGAGTATCACTTAGATTTAATAGCAGTTTTGGTTAATAGCGTTAGACTGGGTGATGATACTCCTAGTTCTGAAGCCGCTTTTGACTTATGTGAATTCTTTGAACAGGAACAATTCCCTGAAGAAGAAATCGAATTAGTAGTTGTTAATAATAAAAACGACAAACACATTGAAGATTTTACTTTAGAAGTAAATCAGTTATAATCAGAAAGAAGTAAATGAGCCAGTATACAGTAATAGTAGAAGAAGATCCAGAAACAAAGGATTTACTAATCCAACTCCCTGAAGAAGTCCTAGCAGAACTAAAATTAGTTGAAGGAGACGTTCTTAATTGGGAAGATGCAGGTGATGGTTCATTTATTTTAACTAAAAAGTTAAAAACTTTAGAAGGGGAATAATGACGGTCTCAACAAGAGCACAAGTAATTACACGCAGAACATACAACAGACCTTTATCAGATGACGGAAAAACTTTTGAAACTTGGCAGGAGACAGTTTCAAGAGTAATAGACCACCAACAATGGTTATGGGAACGAGCAGCCCGTAGAGAATTAACAGACCTAGAGTTTGCTGAACTATATGATTTAGAACAGCTAATGTTAGATCGTAAAGTTTCTATGAGTGGTCGTTCCCTTTGGCTTGGTGGAACAACAGTTGCACAAAAACGAGAAGCCTCACAATTTAATTGTAGTTTCACAGAAGTTGAAACAGTATACGATGTAGTAGATTGTTTATGGTTACTTCTCCAAGGTTGCGGTGTTGGGTTTAAACCCGTAGTTGGAACACTAAATGGTTTTTCGAAACCTATTAAAAATATTAGAGTAGTACGCAGTACTCGTACCGCAAAAGGCGGAAGCGAACATAATACAGAAACTTGGGATAGTGATACTAAAACGTGGACTATTCAAGTTGGTGACTCAGCAGAAGCTTGGGCAAAGTCAGTAGGTAAACTAATGGCAGGTAAGTATCCTGCAAAAGAGTTAGTTTTAGACTTCAGTCAACTACGTCCTGCTGGCGAAAGATTAAAAGGATATGGCTGGATTTCTAGTGGCGATAGTGCTATTAGTACTGCCTACCTAGCTATTGCTAAAATTCTTAATGGTAGATCTGATAGCCTTCTTACAAGAATGGATATCATGGATATTATTAACTGGCTTGGTACTATCCTATCTAGCCGCCGCTCTGCTGAAATTGCTCTTTTTGAGTATGGGCAACCTGAGTGGGAAGAATTTGCTACAGCTAAAAAAGATTGGTGGCTACACGGTAACTCGCATAGGCAGCAATCAAACAATAGCTTAGTTTTTAAGGAAAAACCCCTATATGCTGACTTACGAAAAATCTTTGATCTTATGGAAGACGCTGGAGGATCCGAGCCAGGGTTCATTAATGCAGTGGAAGCTACTAGAAGAGCACCATGGTTTGCAGGATGCAATCCCTGTGTCGAAATCCTACTGGGAAATAAGTCCTTCTGTAATCTCACTGAAACCGATATCGGCAAATTTAAAGGGGATACCGCAGGATTACACGAAGCTATTAGGCTTGCCGCCCGTGCAAACTACAGGCAAACTTGCGTTAATTTAAATGACGGAATCCTTCAAGAGAGTTGGCATCTAAATAATTATTTCCTTCGTCTTTGTGGAGTTGGCCTTACTGGTATTGCCAAACGCCCTGATATGGGCGGCTATGATTATGAATATCTCAAACGTACTGCTACCGCTGCTGCCATTGGCATGGCTGATGAGCTTGATCTTCCTAGTCCAAAAAACATAACTTGTGTTAAACCCTCAGGTACTCTTTCAAAGATTATGGATACTACTGAGGGAATTCACAAGCCTTTAGGTAAGTACATTTTTAATAATGTTCAGTTTAGTAAGTATGATCCAGTAGTAGATAAACTACGAGCTGCTAACTATAATGTTATTAATCATCCAACAGATGACTCGGGTGTATTAATTACTTTTCCAGTAAGATGGGATGACGTTCCCTTTCACAAAGTGAATGGCAAAGAAGTAAACTTAGACTCCGCAATAGAACAACTAGAAAAATACAAATTAATCCAGACCAGCTGGACTCAGCAGAACACTTCTGTAACCATCTCCTATGACTTAAGCGAAGTAGAAGATATTATTAAGTGGCTGCTAAATAACTGGGATTGTTATGTAGGTGTTAGTTTTATTTATCGTACTGACCCTAGTATGACAGCTAAAGATCTTGGGTACTTATATCTTCCACAAGAAGTAGTAAGTGAACAAGATTATAACGACTACGTTAAACTTCTTCAACCCGTTAGTCTAGAGGATACAAATAGTTTTGACGAAATTGTAGCCGAAGACTGCTCAACTGGCGCTTGCCCAATTAAGTAAATGGAACCACAAAAATATAGCATGAATTTTACTCAGGACGAATTGAATACAATCATTGCAGCCCTAAGTGATATGCCTTTTAAAGTAGCACAACCTTTAATCACTAAAATGATTAAAGAGTTTGCTGAGTTAACAGGAAATACTGCTCCAGCCCCTGAAGCTGTAGCAGAATAAAGAAAAAGCCCCTAAATCTTGCGATTTAGGGGCTTTTTTAATTTCTATAAGCCATTATGATTTGTTTACACAATTTACTTCGTACTATATCCTCATCTAAAAATCTAATTATTTCAATACCAGGAATACCCTCAAGTCGGTCCACTGCATCATCTAATCCTGAATTTTCAATGTCACTTTGTTCAGAGTCTCCTGAAAAAATCATTTTAGTATTTTTACCGATTCTGGATAAAATCATTTTCATCTCAGTAACGGTGGCATTCTGAGCCTCATCTACTAATACAATAGCATTATCAAATGTCGCCCCTCTCATAAAACCAAGTGGTCTTGGTTCAATAGTCTTAGTTTTTAACGCGTACTCATAAAATCCTTTACCTAAAGCTCTAGCAAATACACTATCAAAAGGATCTAGATAAGGTGCATACTTCTCCTCCAAAGTCCCAGGTAAGAAGCCTAAACCTCTACCTGTTTCAACATTTGGTCTTGTTAGTATTATCTTATCTACTCTACGATGAAATAATTCTGAAGCAGCATAACTAGCTGCTACGTAAGTTTTTCCTGTTCCCGCACTACCTACTCCAAATATAATATCATTATGCCGTATAGCATCTAGATATTCTCCTTGTATAAAGTTTAAGGGTTGTACTTCTTTAAAAGAAGCAGTATAACTTTCGCCTTCATTTCTTCGAATCTTTTTACCAGTAGCCATATTATCTCCAAAAATAGTTAATAAATTACTTCTTTTTCTTACTATCAGGAATTTTTGTTCCCTGATGTTTTTTATGTAACTTTTTAGCTTTTTTGGTAGTAGGTTTTTTAGATTTTGTTGTTTGTGCTGTGTTTGCTGGTTTTTCTGGTAACTTAGCACTTGCTACACCAGAACTTACTAGAAACACTAGTGAAAGTAGGATTAAATATACTTTACTCATAATATCCTTATAAAATTGAGTCATTTTGATTTGGAATGACTTTACCAACTCTACTAGGGGTAATAGAGGTAACTGGGCTAGCAGTACTAGTAGCTATACTAGTTCCAGTTATTTTTTCTTGTGTGCGTCCAAAGGCAGCAATACCTAGAACAGCACCCATAGCAACGTGAAATAAGCCTGCTCCTTGTAAGGTAATAGGCTGCCATTGACTACTAATTGTTCCGTGACTTAGTGCTTGTAGTAAGCTCCATAGTACAGGAAATAGTACAAAATCACAAGTACATACAGTCATGTACATCCATCCCATAGCGGGACGCCACTTAGAATTCATCCAATGTTCTTTTTCATCTATTTCTGTCATTTGTCCAGTCCTTAAACATTACCCAAAATATCATAACTAAAGGTATACAAGCTAATAAAAATAAGGCATCATTAAATGTAATAATTATATTAAAGTGCATAAACTATCCTCCACTTTTTGCTGCCGTCTCTAACTGTTTTTTCTGCTCCTGCTCTCTAGCTAACTGTTGCTCACGACGTATTTTTAAAGCTTTTGCCTGTGCAGCCTCAAAAGCCTTTTGTTCTTCAGCTATACTGTAAAATTGGACCCCAAGCATAACAAATGCAGTAATAACAATTCCGCCGGCAAATGTGTACATTGCTAACATACCATATTCGGCCATCTTCTCCTTATGAGCTTGCTTAGCTTTTGCTACAGCTTCTTCTCCGTCGCGTTTTTCTTTTAACAATCTGGTACGCTCGGCAATCATTTCTTGCCAAATTTGTGGCTTACCTAATTGCCAGTATATCATGTCTTTTAAGGCTCTTTCATCTTCTCGTAGTTGATTACTACGCATAGCAAATTCAAGAGCTTGACGGCCTAGCTGTGCATCAGTTTTTCCTATTGCCTCGTGTTTGGCTTTAATATTAGCCATGTGTACTTGGTCGGCTGACTCAAAAAAGTGACCAACTTGTCCAATAATACTATTAACATCTTTGCCCATAGCAATAGCTTGTTTAATGCCACTAATTGCACTTTGTGCTGCAGTAAATGCAAGACTTATACTAATTGGATCAATCATAAGTTACCCGCCTAGTTTACATATTTCAGGATATAGTCTATTAGAACAGTCTTTATATATCCATTCAATACAAGTTACTCGACCCTCAACTGGGGGCCCTGTCCACTGCCAGCGTATGCAAACTAATACCTTTTCTTTAATTGGTGCAGATGCTGGTAGTTGACATAATAACAAACCCAGACATAATATCACCAATTTATGCTTAAACATTAAAAAATTACAGGAATCCACATCCAGATAGCTTGAGAAAACAATGCTGCGCCAATAAGCCCAGTAAATATACTTCCCCAAAATAGTGACGTGCTAACTGCCAGTATACTAGCTGTTAATAGTACTATTGCTATTTGAAAAGTGCTACCTGCATAAGTAAACCAAGGATTACGTATTTTAGCGTCATCTCTGGCAACTTGCAAAGTTTTTGCTTTTTCCATTAACTCTTTTTTACCTTCGCCAGTAACAGGGTCACTTTCATAAGAGTCTACTTTTTCTAAGTATCTTTCAGCAGTCTTATAGTCTTTTCTAGCTGAGGCTTCTTCAGCTGCAATAAGGTATGCTGTTTGTTTAATTGATTTTGCTTGATAAAAAGCCCAAGTGTCGTTTATAGCTATAGTATTATTTAATACTTTACTACTATTACTTCCACCTATAAGCGTGTTTACGGCTAAAAGAGCCGCTAAGATAGTTATTACCCAGCCTGCTTTGTCTTTTAAATTAGCTTCACGTTCAGAACGTGAAGGGTGTACTGTTTGGTCTCCCATATTTACCCCTTTAAGGTTAATTACTTACTTACTTGCTCAAATAATCTCTTTTGGGTTTTATACCACTCTATCCAAGTCTGATTTTTAATAGAACATTCATAGTACTTAGTATAGTTATTAGCAACTATTTTACTAATATCACTTAATTTGGCAGACTCCTCTAACTTTTGTAAGTCTACGCAGGTAGACAGTGAAGCCTGTCCAGGAGGTTCTGGAAAGTTAGCTACTACTGGTACTACTGTTGTACAGCCTCCTAGTAGTAAACAGGATAGTATTAAATATTTCATTTTACAGCTCCTACGGCATCATTATGGGCTTTGATGAACTCTTTAGGTATTTCGCATTCACCGCCAGGAGCAAATTTAACGTCATATTTTACAACTTCTCTATCAACATATTTTACTATGTCATCACCACGCTCTCTTACAATTTTAGTCTTAATTACTACTTTTTCAACTAATTTTATATTTTCAGTTTGTGATTCTGCACGCAATTTTCCTAACTCTAGTTGAACTTGATCTACCCTATCTTCCCAAGCCTCTTGAGTAATGCTATAACCATGATACCATACTCCAAATACGCATAGTAGTTGGGCAACTAATCGTATTAGTATACTATAAGCAGCAGGTAGGGCATTTGCTAAAATTGGGGTAATTAATATGGTTAATGCACCTAAGAATAAACCAGCGTAAGGTATCCACGTAGGTATAAGATCAATTATCCACATATTACTTCTCTTTCATCGATCCAATTTTCTTTAAGCCCATCTCTTGTCTATCTTCAAGAACAGCAATGTGCTGACGGTTTTCCATGATAGCATCACGGTTCTTTTGGATTTCTTTTTCAAGATCTTGACGAAGTTTTTCACGAGCTAATTCCGCACCACTATTGCTAGCTTGCTTGTTATCCGTGGTCACTACTAGACTTACTTTTTGGTTTAGAATAGTTACATCGTGTTGAATAGCACTTAACGATGAAATTAAATATCCAACTGATCCAACTAATAAAGGTAATAGAGCAAACAATAGCTTCTCTACAAATGCGCCTTTTTCTTGTGTTTGTTCTGCCATTTTTACACTCCTTAGTGTGTTTATTATGCCCCTAAAACATGCAGGGCATGCTCATAGTGTTTAATACGATCCTCTAGTCCAATGTAACCACCATTAATACGTTTAGTCATTGCCTTAATATCGCCTGAGTCAGCTAGAGTGTTTAAGTCATTGGTTTCCCAGAACCAGCAAGCACTCTGTACGCAACCCTCAAATGTTTGAAGAAATTCTACGATCTCCTCCATGCTACTAGATAAACTATCAGCAAAAGCTTTATAGTTATCATGACCAGTTAGCTGAATAAGACCTCTACCGCAGTAAGAATAGCCATCACCAGAATGCTCATCGCCATTCCCCATACGATTACCATACACGCGATTAGCAATAGCTTCTTGATTATGTGCATATTGTTCTGCTAGTTCATCTGTGGGAAAATATTTAGGAAAAACTTTTCTAAGGCTAGCAGCCTTATAGTTTAAGTTTTCTTTAATCGCCTTAAATCCACCAGACTCATGAGCGCATTGAGCTAAAAATGCGGCTACGCGCTCAGGCGAGTCAATCTCATATTCTGGAAGAATAGTATTAAGACATTCTAGCCATTTGTCTAGGTGCTGGTTACCTGGTATAACACTATTTAATTGATCTCTAGTTATCTGCATTATTTTATCCTTAGTCTTCTGCGAATATATCAACTAGTATATCGCGATAGGGTTGAGCAACCATGTATAAGTCCATTAAGTACATATCTAAATGACCATTCCTTAGTAGCTGAGCATGGTACATAAATTGTCCAAATGCTTCTAACTCTTCGCTAATGTTTTGGTTAGCATAGTCTTCAATAGTTTGAGCATGCTCTTCATGTTCTAACATATAGCCCTTAATGCTAGGCTTAAATGTTTTGCTTTGACGATCTCTCATTATTTGATTACGTTTTTGCTCTGACCAGCTTGCACCCCCATCTCCACCCCATAGATCCCAAGCTACACGACCCTTACTAGGAAAACCCTCTTCTCCGCTTGAAAATCCGGTTGCCTGCTTATCTACAGCATGACGACTAAAAAAGGAGTGCATACGTAAGACTGTTCGCTCAGTTAAGTTTTCTCTATTTTTTAACTGATTGGCACGAGCTAACCCAACTGAGGTTCCGCCAGCACGTCCCTCTTCACGCCACTTTAGGGCACGACGAGCAGCGGATGCCATACCCTCTGTAGGAGTATAGGTTCTAGTTTCTTTTACTAGACCATTTTGTGCAAAATCTACTAAATCTTGTAATTCATCTAATTCTTTTAGGATATCTCTCATCTTATTTCCTATTATGTTAGTGATGGAATTTTTGTTAAAGTTTTTACCTTGTGACCTACAATAGTATCAGTTGGTTTATACTTACCCTCTTGTTCTCGATACAATCTAATAAGAGCACCGGGGTCATCCTCTGTACCTGTAATTTTAAAACTACTACCAGGAACGTTTTCTGAACCTGAAGTAATAATTTTAGTAATCTTACCGCGAGCAGTACCTCCACTACTATTCCAACTAACGCTGTCACCAGTTTTTAATTTACTGGCTTTAGTTAGGGATTCTTGAGCAAGACTTATAATATCTTGAAGATCGCTTAATTCTTTTTGGATATCTCTCATTCTGTTTCTTCCTTAGGTTCTTCAGGTCTACCCTGTCTTACTAACTCGGCTGCTTGTCTATCTAAAACTACTTTATCTTTAATAGATATAACACTTTCATTTAAATCTCTGATTTGGGCCAGTAACGTAGTAAATTGGTCTGTCATCGTATCTCCAATATTTGCATTTTTTATTTCCATAAAAAGTTTATAAGTTAGTAGGATACTTATCATAGTTAAGTATCCTACTAACTCAGAGTTAGTAGAGCAATTTGTTAAAAAATTGCGATTTTAAAAAGTGTATGCTATGGTAGTATATTATAGTTTTACACCCACGCTTGTATTCTATCTTCTTCACCAGTATGCTGCGGTATAAAGCTACTAAAGTAGCCCTCTACTTGCGTAGGGTCATTGTACTTAGTAGTATTTATAATATATGCAGGAGTGCTTGGGGTTGACACAGTTTGGCCTGCTCCCCCTATATAAAATAAACTAGTAGTAGATAGTAGTGGAGGAGTATAGGGTAAAGATTGAACTCCAGCAAGATTATTAGTAATAGCATTAGAGTACGTTGAATTATCTAGTAAGGTAGAGTTTTGCAGTGTTAGTAAACTAGTTTGTGTGCCTGAGATAGCACTAATATTAGTACCAGCAGACTGAGTAGCAGTTAAAGAACTAATATTAGGTAGAGTGAAGTTACCTGTATATACTGCTACACCTTTTACTATACGAAAATTACTAATTTGACCATTAAAATATCTAGTAGAGTTGTCAGCAGTACTACTACCTATGGTTAATTTGTTGTTACTGGTATTGCTCATGGTAAAGACAAGAGTAGTTGAATATGCTACGCCGTTTATCCACGCTGTAAAAGTAGTTCCATTACGTACTAATGCGAAATGATACCAAGTATTAATAGCAAAAGTGCTGCCTGGAACATTAACAACTGCACCACCACCGCCGCCATCGCCAACAATAAACTGGCCGCCGGTGCCGCTAAGGAAAAATGCATATGATGGATTTACACTACCGCTGGTACCACCTTTCCAAAATATAGACTGCTGACCAGTAACTGAGCCAGGATTGAACCAACATTCAACGGTCCAGTTACCTGCTCCTGCGGCTAGATCCAGTGGTCCCGATGTAGTTCCGGTTATTAACAAATACTGCGCCGCGCCATTAAAAAAAGCTCCACCAGTATTAGTAACTAAGACAGAGGCACCTAAAGAATACCCTGATATATTAGGAGCATCCGAGCCAGTAATATAGAAGTCTGGTCTACTAGCTATGTTTATAGTAGCTTGAGAAGATATGACATTTTTATTAGCAGTAGAGTTTACGTAACTATTAATGATTAAACTGTTATCATATACCTCTGTTTGACCTGTTGGACTAGTATACGCTAAATTATTATATAAAGGTAATTGTGTAGGATTATAAACAGCTGACTTACTAAGAGTAGTACTGTACTTTGTATTTAATTTTCTACCTGCAGGTATTGCTGCTACATATGCTGAAGCTGCCTGTGATACCTGAAGGTTAGAGATAGGCGGAGTAAAATTACCTGTATAAACTGCAGACTGTGTTATTCTTAGATTAGATAGGTTAGCAGGAAGATATCGTGTATTATTTGCGCTCTTACCTATAAGTATAGTATTAGCACTAGTACCAGTATCGCCCCAGTTATTTGCAATTAGGGCAGAAACTCCAGATATACCATTAATATATATATTAAAGTTATTACCAGGTGTTTGTACAGTATTATTTCTAACTATGGCAACGTGGTACCAAACAGTTATGGCCATTGTACTAGTAGTTACTACATTTGTAGCATTACCTGGTCCATTAATGTATGTAAACTGTACCTGACCAGTAGCAGTAATAGATACTTGCCAATATTGAAATCCTAGGTTAGAACCAGTATCAATTATTACAGGTGCGGTTGACCAGTCTGTTGACCCCCGTATAAAAAATTCTACGGTAAAATCCTCTGCACCTAGTAGGCTAGATATAGGGTTGTTAATACGTAAGAAGTCGCTTTCTAGGGCGTTAAAAAACCCACTAGCACCAGTGCCAAAGGGGCCACCAGTGCTACCACCCATTCCGCTGACTCCAGGCCATACGGAGTCACTGGTATTTACTATAGTATAATTATTATTGCTACCGTCTACTATAGTACTACTATTATTATTTAATAGTAGTAGTTTTACATAGTACTCACCGTCGTAATTTATTTTTAAAGTATTATTTAAGTTACTAAAATATGTAGGAGATATAGGTACTTCAGTAGTATTTAGTGCTTTTGCTGTTACATTAATTAAGCTTGCAGCCGTAGAAGTTGATTTAATTAAGGCTACAGCAAGGTCATCAGGAGTAGCGAATCTATTGTGTGTACTGTTTACAGCAATTACATTATCTTGGGGAACTATATCACCATTAATATAACTTTGTGTAGACGGATTAGTGTTTACTGTAATCTGAGTAGTAGCATTACTAACAACTAAATCAAGTCTACTTAATTGATACGACATAACTTATTTCCTTTTCTATGACCAAGACTGCAATTCTTCAAGCACTCCTGTTGTACCAACTATTAGGTTCTTAACTCGTTTATTTACTGACCTAGGGTCAGTTCGATAATTTATGTATTCTATGTTAGTTTCGTTAATTGTGGGTGTGGATACATAGGCTCCTGCAATATTAGCAATAGTGCTAGTATTAGTACTAACGCCAACAACAGGACCGTATAACCCAGAAGGTGTTACACTACTAACACTACTAGTAAGAATATTACTATAGAGTGAACGGTCTAATATAGTACTATCTTGCGCAATTATTAAACTGGTATAACCGCCTAGAATAGGGCTTATATTAGTACTAGAAGTTTGTGTATTTGTTAGTGGGCTTGTTGGTACAGTAAAGTTTCCAGTATATACTGCAAGTCCCTTAACTACACGTAAATTAGATATCTGTCCTGCAAAAGGAGCAGCACCTGTTGTATAAGTAGATGCACCTATATGTGTCAGAGAACTGCTAGTTAAATACGAACTACTGCTAGTATATGACGACCCTGACTGTGTTCCATTAAGATATAGTTTAGATATACCACTAATTCGACACACTGCCACGTGGTACCATGTATTTAGTGATACCAGAGCAGTTAGTCTACTAGATGCATCGGTATCATAACTAATCCATCCAGCAACGCTACTATAATATAAGGTAGCATAGGCTCCTTGTGTAGTTGTAGGTCTAGTATCATATATATATCCAGTTTGGTTTTTAGTTATATATACCCATAGTTCAATAGTAAAGTCACCTGTACCAAATTGAAATACTGTATTTAAAGCGGGCAGAGTAAAATATTCACTAGCACCACCAGTAAACTTAAATCCGCCAGTAGATAGTGGAGCTAAATAAGGCGTCCATGTTGGGCTATAAGCTGAAGCTATTGTAACTGCATTATTATTACTAATAGTATTAGCTAAACTTGAGTTATCAACTAATGTTTCTAGATTTTGTAAGGTTAATAAAGTAGTTTGTGTACCTAATATTGCCTGAATATTAGTACCGGCATTTTGTTCTTTTGTCAGGGGTTTAGTAGGTACTGTAAAGTTGCCTGTGTACACTGCTACACCTTGTACTACACGAATATTACTCATATATCCTGTGAAATATCTTACGGTTCCAGAACCGTCATTAGCGTATCCAATATATCCGTTATTTGATAGAGAAGAATAATTCCAAGTAGTAATGTCTGTTCTGCTGGCCACGCTAACACCATTTTTATATAGCACAAGCGAGTTACCATTTCTAACCATAGCAAGATGTGTCCATGTATTTAACGGAACTCCATTTCCCGTAGTAACAGTTATGTCATCCTGCCATGCACCACTAGCATTACTGGTAATTCTAAGGGTATTAATATTTTGTCCAAGATTTAAGTAATATCCGCTGGTTGCTGGAGATCCTCCAGCAGTACCAAACAATCCGCCGCCAGCAACACTGTTAGTATAAGAAGTCATGTACACCCAACCTTCAATAGTGAAGTTGTTTGTTCCCATGGCAAACAATGTAGTACTTGGTATACTTAGATATTGATTAGTACCATTAAAACTACCCCCACCCTGTACTGGAGTTATTAAGGTAGTAGTAAGAGTAGTAGTAGTAGTAGTACCCCGACCCTCAGTACTTAAAACAATTGGAGCATCGGGCCCATTAACATAAAATTCAGGAGATAGAGCTATGTTCACTATTTTAGTATCAGACACAATACTTTTATTAGAAAGATTACTTACTACATAGCTATTTATTCTGGAGTTACCTACTAAATCTGGATCGTATACTTCGGTTTGTCCTGTGGGACTAGTATACTTTAAGCTATTATATAAGTTAATATTTAAAGGTTCATAAATTAATTTAGTATAAGTAGTACTAGCACTAACTTTTGTTGTTATATTAGTAATTGAAGCTGCTGAAAAGTTTGTTGTTGGTGGCAAAAAGTTGCCTAGGTATAATGCTGAACCTTTAACTATACGAACATTAGATATGTATCCAGGAAAATATCTACCATCAGAGGCAGCACCAATATATAACGTTGTACTTGCACCGCCATTGCCCATAGCAGAAACTATAGTTCCCCCTGTTTGACTAACACCATTCATATACGGAGTTAGGGTATTGCCATTTCTTACTAGGGCAAAATGATACCAAGTATTTGCTGTTATTGCTGCTAAATTGAATGATGTGCCACTACTCGCACCATCGCCTACGATCCATTGCGGTGTTGTAGCGCTAATCCACAGAGCGTATGATGGATTTCCTGCAGCAGTTTTCCAAACTATTGATTTACTACCAACAATACTAGTAGTATAAAACCAACCCTCTATTGTCCAATTACCAGCACCAGTAGCTAAATCTAGTGAACTACTAGCGGCAACTGTAGTTGTTAATGATTGACTAGTACCATTAAACAATATGCTACTATAGGCACGGGAGCTTAAAAAAGGTGTTAAATTAGACACAGTAGCAGTATTATTATTAGTAAAAATAAAATTATTACTACTTAAATCCCCAATAGTAGTACTTGTATCATTAACTCCTACACAGGTTAATAGTTGTGGAGTATATGTAATACCCTCATAGTAATTAGTAATTAAGTTTTTTAACCCGTTACCTTCAACAGTTGCTGATATAGGTACTTCAGTAGTATTTAGTGCTTTTGCTGTTACATTAATTAAGCTTGCAGCCGTAGAAGTTGATTTAATTAAGGCTACAGCAAGGTTATCAGGAGTAGCGAATCTAGTAACTGTACTGTTTACAGCAATTACATTATCTTGGGGAGCTATGTCACCTTGTATAGTAGTTTGACTAGTATTAACTGTAATACTAGTAGTATTGTTAACTACTAAATCAAGTCCGCTTAATAAGTATGACATAGTTTGTGTCCATAGTTAAATAGCAGCACTAGCAATAATATTGCTTACACCACCATTTGTTATATAAATAGGTACTGTTGTATCAGCACTTGCGCTAGTTGTTATAGTAGTGGTTAGGTTACTGCTAGCAAATGTCATGGACGCACCACTAATAACTAGTTTAACAGCTACTGCTATTCTGGTGCCTGTACTATCGTATGCATTTACTGCAACACTTGATGTGATTGTGCTTCCTGCATACGAGTAGTTTGTGCTTGCTGGTGTTACTGTAATACTTACTGGAGTAGTAGGAGAAATTAGGTGCAATCTACCTTGACCTAGTGGACCTACGTCTGTTGCCCAGATACGTCCAGTATTATCCCTACCTACTGCACTCATTTGATAGGGCAGGTTAACTGTTTGTGTCCAAGTTGTACCATTGAATGCATAGATGTAGAAGTTAGTATGTGTAATAATACCAACGGTTGTACGTGCATCATTTAACCAGACAATATTTTTAGGTGTAAGTGGAACAACTAGTGAGCTGTGATAGGTTAGCAGTTTAGGGTCTCCGGCATTAACACTATAGCAAACAAAAGTTCTCTGTGTAGGCGTACTGTCATATGTACCACCAGCACCATTTAGTTGTCCAAACATTAGATATCTAGTACCACTATAGGTAAATGTTTCATTCCACAGGAACCTATTCATACCAAATGCATTACCAGTAGCAGTCTGACTCTGAGTATCTACACCAAAGTAGGAAGCAAAAGTTCCGGTAGCATATGTTACGGTTACGTTACTATTTCTTGTAAATGCATCAGTACTACGATTCCACTGATAGTAAAACGGTTGGTAAGTACCGTTATTATCTAAAAAGGGTAGGTAGAACCCTGAGACTGACCCTGTTTCGGCAAACGTACTACTAGCATACTTAGGTAAGTTACCCCCAAAGCTTAACCCTCTACCAGATGGTACTCCGCCAGCACTACTACCTGCCGCGACTGGGACAGCTGATACGGCTGTTAATACTGTATTAGTTACCGTTTGTGTTACTGTATCTACAAGTTTATAGAAATTCTGTGTATAGTCATTTAATGCTGAATTTTCTAAGAATATAGCAAAGCCGTCTGCGGAGCTTACTCCAACAAATTGGCTACTGTAACTTGCTATAAAAGAAGTTACAGGAGAGATAAATGTTGGCGCAGAGCTAAATGCAGGTCCCTGAATAAGTCCGCGCATTGAGTATGGTATAACATTTAATATACCAGTCTGACCACCCCATACTATATTATTAGTAGCAGGATTTCTGTATAATGGCCAGACTTGATAGCCGCCAGTTACACCGCCCAATGTAAGAGGTAGAAATGTATTAGCATTTACAAAATTACTGTTTACTAAATCCTGAGAGCTTGTATTAATTTTTAGCCAATATCTAGGAATATAGGACGCTTGGCCACCTGCAGTTCCATTATGATGGTATACTCCCATTACTATGTTATTAGTACCATCAGTAAAGTAATTAGTAGGCTTAGGTCTTCTAGTTGAATCCATTGATGCAAATGGTGCAACGTCTAAATTTTGTCTATAGTCACCGGCCGTTACGTTAACTACCTGATGCCTTACATGAGTAGTTTCACCATTAAGTTGTAATACACCGGTTAAAATATTAATAGCAGCTTGTTGAGCACCATAAGATGGAACAGAAGCTAACGTTGCAGAATTATAGTTAACCATAGTAGCAGAAACACCAAACCCACTATGATTAGCACCGTCCTCTGAAGCCATAGAACTATAAGTACCTCGAGTATTCCAATTCATTGCTACATCAAACTGATAGGCTAAAGTTGTTTTATCGTAGGCATCATGTTGTATAAACATATTTGTAGCCCCAGGAATCGGATCCTCATATAGTATAGCCGTAAGCCAATAAGCATTTTTAATTGTTTTAATAATTGCCACGATAGTATCCTTTTATAATATAGAGTCTTTTACTGACTCAGCCCAAGCAAAGGCATCTTCAGCATTTAGAAAGTCAGACCTTGTACCATCTGGATTACATTTCCATGGCTGAATCATTGATAAGGTTACAGTTTCAACCTCATCAATAATTGTAACTGTTGAGACTTGGAGGGTTCCACCCTCGTATCCTAATCGTAAGGCCGTAGTATTTGGTTCTGTACCTTTTGTAATATCTTTAAATTCCATTATTATCTCACTAATTAAAATACTACAGAAGTAGTAATACTTGTTGAACCTGCACCGATTACGGCAATATTTACAGTTGTATCTACAGATGCACTAGTAGCTACAGTAATTGTACTAACCTGATTACCGTCACTTACGAATTTTAGGGCAGTACTGCCAGCAGTCAGGGTAACATTAGCTACCATTCTTGCACCTGTTGCATCGTAGGCATTTAGGGCAATAGTGCTATTAATCGTAGTTCCAGCATATGTATAAGTACTCTGTGCAGGTACTACTGATACTGTTGTAGGTACTGAGCCAGATAGTAAGTGTACACGACCATAGTTAAATGGTCCACTATCCTGTGCCCAGATACGTCCTAGGCTATCACGTCCTACTGCATTGAACTGGTAGGGGAATGTAGCTGTTAAATTCCATCCACTACTAAAATTGTAGATATAGAATGAGGTATGTGCAAATACGCCCATTAATGTACGATCATCATTTAACCATACAATATTTTTTGGAGTCTGTGGAATAACAACGCTGCTATGGTAGCTTAGGGCTGTGTAATTTGCAGAATCAACACTATAGGTAACAAAAGTACGTTGTAAGGGGGCTGCATCAAGAACACCGCCTGCACCATGTAAATACATTAGGGTAACGTATCTTGTGCCACCAGATGTAAACGACTCATTTACGTATGCACGTTCCATATTATAGATAGTTGATGCAGTTGCTACACTTACAAGATCATGTGTCCAGTAGGTGGCTTGAGTACCTGTTGCATAGGCAACAGTAGTATTTGTATTTCTTGTAAATGTTGATCCAGATTTATCCCATTCGAAATACTGTGGGCAATACTTTGCATTAGAATCAAAGTAAGGTGTGTAAAAAGCAGGCTTACTAGTATTAGGATTTGTAAAAGTTCTAGATGCAAATTTAACACAGAAATTACCTCCTGTGCCTGCAACTTTAGTCCCACCAGCATGTCCATTAGCAGCGGCGTTAGCAGCAGGAGACGCTGTATGACTAACTAGTAGAGTCGCTGTATTATTTGAATCATTGTACCTATAGAAGTTCTGAGTGTAGTCATTACCGACATCCATATGCATAAATACTGCGTAACCATCGTTACCTGTACCTACAAACTGCATTGACTTAGTACCTTGTACATTTCCTACAAACTGAAAAGTAAATGTACCAAATGTGCCTGTAAATGCAGCACCTTGTGCAGTGCCTGGACCTGCTGTTGTATGCGCAGCGTCATATAAAACAATATTTCCAGTAGATGTATTTAGGAATAGAGGGAATACGCAGTGAGCAGCTGTAACATTTGAGCTGGTTAAGGGCGGAGATGAGCTGTAATCACCAGTACCTACTCTTCGAACGTAGTAGGTTGTATTAGCAGCTGTACCAGGTATAAAATTATAACTCAGCATCATATGAGTATTACTACCCTGCGTATCTGATCTACTTTGTACAATTGGACGCGTAGGGTCCATGCTTGCCCAAGGAGCTTGATCAATATTATCACCAACCACACTTTGCGTATTATACTGAGTATGTCTACAGTGAGTTACCTCACCTTTAAGCATTAGGATACCGCCTAATGCACCTGGAGTTTCAGTTACGTTTGATGCAGAATTACCAAAAGTTATTGGTAAGTAGCTAGCAGGATTTAACAATAAGGCTGAATCCATCTGATAAGCTAGTGTCGTCTTATCAAAAGCATCCAACTGAAAGTACATATTACTTGAGCCAGGTGTTGGGTCTTCTGTTAACGACGGTACTTGATATAAGTACTTATTTGTTCTAATAATAGCCATTTAAAATTAGCTCCTAAGATTTGTTAAACTGCAACATACAGCAATTGAAGATAAAGATTGCTACCTGGATAAGAGGTTGAGCCAATCTGTGTAATATTTATAGTTATGTAGTCGCCTGCGGCCATAGCAATTCCAGTAGTATAAGACGTAGATGTTAGAGCACTAGCAGCAAAAGTTATAGTACCAGCACTTGTACCATTTTTTAATACCGTAATATTTACTGCAGAATCAGCAGCAGTAATTAGTCTACCAATTACTGTACTTATATTTAAGGCAAAAGGCGCATACCAGCGTAAGGTACCATTATAGACTACTAGGGGCCCAGCTTGATACATATTAGCAACTTGAGTGCTTGATCCACCTCCGCCTCCAGTACCCGTACTTGCTGCTGTAATTCTACCCTGAGCATCAACAGTAATATTTGAGTTAGTATATGATCCAGCAGTTACTGCTGTATTTGCAAGAGCAATAGTACCAGTGCTAGTTATTGTACCACCACTTAATCCAGTACCTGCTATAATAGAGGTAACTGTTCCGCTACCTCCTCCACTAGCTACTGTAGCCCAACTTAGTGTTGATCCATCAGTTGTTAGGTATTTACCTGAATTACCTGTTTGCGTAGGGACTGGATTTGTAACTGCAATTGTTACAGCTGAGGAACCATTATAAGAAGTACCAGTTAATCCTGTACCAATAGTTAAGAGATTAGCAACACTGCCTGCACTACCGTCTATACTAATTCCTGTTAAGGTCTGCTGAGCGCTTATTCTATTAAAAGCTAGTGTAGTTGTACCAATATAGTACGACGGTATATCCGCTGAAGTTAGTGTATTCCAAGCTGGTATAGCTCCGTTTGTACCATCACCTGTTTGCGTTAAGAATTTTTTAGTTGCAGTAGTATTAGGTGGTAGTTGCGATGTAGAGTTTGCCGCACTTTGATACGGTATAGAACCTAGGAGTGTAGTACTATTACCACCAGCTAAACCAGCTGAGTATCCTGAAGTGTTCTGATTTAGGGTAGGTACATCACCAGCTACAATTGCAGCCAGTATAACATTAGTACCATTACCTCGTAGATAGTAACCACTTGTAGTACCACCTGCTAGGGCATTTATAGCCAGTTGCTGAGTTACTTGACCAGTACCACCACTTGCTATACCTATTGTAGCAGCAGTAGTTAGTACTTTTGCGTTATTAACGTATAAGTCACCAGCAGCAGCAAAACGAAAATCTGTACCATCGTAGAAAAGATAACGATTATTAGCTTTTCCAGTAAAGAAGATTGCACCAGTTGTTCCACCAGTACGCCATAATACTATATCACCACCACTTTCAAGAGCTATAACACCAGTGCTATTAATTGTCAACCCAGTAACTGTATAAGAATTTGCGGTATTTAGGGCATTTGCTGTTGTTGCAATAGCTGCAGTACCATCAATGCTTATACCAGTTAAGGTCTGAGCAGCACTGGTTCTACTAAGAGAAATACTAGTAGTACCTACGTATGCTACATCAGTAGTAGACAACTTATTATTAAAAGTTGTCCAATCTGCTGTGCTTAATACACCTCTATTACTAGCTGATGCAGTAGGTATATTTAGTGTAATAACTGGTGTACTAGTACCGGTTGCTACAGTTGAAGTAATATCTGTACCAGTTGTGGTTATTGTTAGAGCAGCAATTGATGTTACAGTTCCACTACCGCCTGAGCCTCCGCTTCCACTAGAGGCTGCAGTAATTCTGCCATAAGCATCAACGGTAAGATTTGTATTTGTATAAGATCCAGCAGTTACTGCTGTTGTAGCTAGGGCTATTGTACCTGTACTAGTTATTACACCGCCGGTTAAACCAGTTCCTGCTGTAATGGAGGTTACAGTACCACTACCCGATATTGTAGCCCAACTTAGTGTTGATCCATCAGTAGTTAAATATTTACCTGAATTACTTGCCTGACTAGGAACTGGATTTGTAACTGCAATAGTTACAGCTGAGGAACCATTATAAGAAGTACCACTTAATCCTGTACCTATAGTTAAGGCATTAACTAAGCTCCCTGCAGTACCATCAATGCTTATACCAGTTAAGGTCTGAGCTAAGCTAGCTCTACTAAGAGAAATACTAGTAGTACCTACGTATGCTACATTAGTAGCAGACAACTTATTATTAAAAGTTGTCCAATCTGCTGTGCTTAATACACCTCTATTACTAGCTGATGCAGTAGGTATATTTAGTGTAATAACTGGTGTACTAGTACCGGTTGCTACAGTTGAAGTAATATCTGTACCAGTTGTAGTTATTGTTAGGGCAGCAACTGATGTTACAGTTCCACTACCACCACCAGCTGCAACAGTACCGGGTTTCCATTTTAATGTAGCTAAGTTATATACTAAAGCCTGACCGTCCGTGGGAGCTACTGTTGATGTATCTACGTCAGACAACCAGTCAATTTGTATATTATCCTGCTGTACAGTACTTTGTCTAACTTTTGTAGTCATCTTTATTTCCTATTAATTTCTATCCAAGCCATAGTAGACTCGTTCCAAGTATACATTTTTATTATCGCTAGGATATGCTACAGGGGATTCCATTCACAAGTTTGTTTATCAAGAATCCAACTTACCATTGAATTGTACCTGTACCTGATGTAAATTTATAAACTTTGTACCCAGCTCGTGAGTTGGTATCTGCTGCTGGAATATTTGATCCGGTTGTAGTCGTTCCATTAACTACAAGACCAGCTGCAAATGCACTAATATCTACATATGTATCTGCATAGGCGATAACCACAATACCAGAGCCACCTGATGAATTATATGCCGCCGTGGTATATGCACCTGCTGCACCACCTCCACCTCCACCACCAGTATTTATAGTGCCGTTAACTCCAGCGGCAACATTTAAGCCGCCAGCGCCGCCGCCACCAACACCGCCTTGGCCAACAGTTGCATTTTCAGAACCGCCACCGCCACCGCCAGCATAGTAGGTTGATGTTCCTGTTATAGATGATGTATTACCAACTCCGCCGGCGC